TTGTTTATCTTTAATTTCAAGTTCTTGTTGGGTCATTAAAGTATCTACTTTAAACTGAGAAGCATTTAAAGCATTGTCTGTAGCAATATTAGTTTGTTTAATTTGTAAGTCCATCGCTCTAAGATCTAACTCTCTTTGTTTAAGAGCAACTAACGGATCTACTTTCTGTTCTCCAGCTGCTTCTTCTTGTTGTAATTGTGAAGTAAGCTCAACGGTTCTTTGTGCAATTAATCCATTCATCTTAACTGTAAACATTTCTGGATTTGTTTTTGCTAACATTTTTTCTGTTGGACTTGCTGCTAATGCTTCTACAACTTCTTGAGAAGACTTTTGTGAAATGTGTTCTGATATATGTCCTTGTAGTAATGCATACACCGCTGGATTAATTTGTACCATTCTTGTTTTTATAAACAATGAGTGTGCTGCTATATGTGCATCATGATCTTGTACAGGAAATGCTTTAGGCATTTTCATTTGTAGTGCTTCCATGTTTTCCATAGCTGGATCTTTTGGAAACTTAGGTTCTTCTGGTTTTAATAATTCATCTATCTTCTGAGTTCCTAATGCAGCATAAACTCTTCTATAAGCTTCTCTAATATCATGTATCTCTGGTGCTGACATTGCAATCTTTAATGTTTCATTAGCAAGAGTTACTCTTTGTGCTAATGAAGATATGTTTGGATCTGCAACTGGAATAACATCTACTCTGTCATCAAAGTCTGTAAGTTTTACAAAACGATCTCCGCCATGCACTGCATATGGATATACAGGGGGTAAGTATGTTGCAAATACTTTACTTAATAATCTAAACTCTGTTCTCATAGAGTAATAACATCGTTTATGAATAGCTGACATTACTCTTGAGCCTCTTTCTAATAATGCAATAGTAGTTCCAACAGCAGCTTGTTGATTACCATCACCAACTTGTAAATCTGCTATAGCTGCAAATCTTTGTCCAGCTTCAACACAGTAACCCATTAATTGATAAAGAACTGTACTTGGTTCTTTAAATGGAAGTAATTGGAATTGATCTTTAATGTTTCCTCCTGGTGCATCTACATCTCTAAACTCACCTGGTTGGAAGGGTTGATCATCATCTCTAATTCTTAAACCCCTTGCTTTAAATCCAGCTGGTAAGTTAGCTAACGTACCTGCATCTAATAATTGTCTTAGTGATTGAGTAGCAGATCTAGATAATCCACCAATCATATGTATTAAACCAAAACCATAGAATCCTAAACCTGGTAAAAACTTAAAGTGTACAAAGTAATCTTTTCTAATTTTTAATTCGTCTTTCTCATCCCAGTTTCTATAAATAGATAAAATCTTTTGTGACCCTTCGTCAACAGTTACAATGTATGGAATCTTAACATTCTTATCTTTATCATTAGATGTTTTTTCAAATTCACTTAAATCTAAATCAACATGCATTTCTAAAATATTAAATTGAAAATCTATATTATTACCTGAAGAACTAGTTCCTTCTAATTCGTCATACTTCTTTTGAATATCGCTTTCATTAGGATTTGTTTCTTGTAATTCTATATCTCTATAAAAACCAGCTTCTTGTTTTTTAAGAATATCATTTTCAGACATCTTAACTATATGTGTAATTCTTTCACATTCTTTTAAATCGGTTGCATAGTATGGAACTATTAAATCTTCTGCTGGTATAAACTTAGATACCGCACGTCCCATAATCTCATCATAATAAATCTTTTTAAATGCAGATCCTGCTAATGGTAAATAAAATAATAACTGATCAAACTCTGGAGTATATTCTTCCATCTTGTCCATTAACATATAGTTCATAAAATCTTCTACACGTTGTGCTTGATTCTCAACTTCTTGTGTATCTTCCCCAATAACTTGGCTTCTTACTGGTCCTGAAGATGGTAATAATTCTTTATAAGCTTGTGCTTGAAATTGTGTAACTGCTTCTGCAAGTAATGGATGTGTTACTCCTGATGCTCCTTGGAAAGGTCTTGTTTGATCTCTGTATCTAAATCCTAATAGATCTAAACCACTAACATAACCTTGTTCCCAGTCTTGTCTAGATTCTTTATCTCTTTTGTAATCGTTTATTAATGTATAGGCAATCTTACCCAACATTCTATCGTCCATGTCTTCTGCAAGGTTACGATAGAAATCTTCTTTAGGATCTTGTTCAACTGGAATCTCTTGTCCTTCAATTTGAATATCCACTGGTTCTGCTGGAACAGACATATCTGTTTGCACAGTAGATGGATCAATTTCTCCTATTGGAATATTATCTTCTATTGCCATATTTTAATATAATTTAGTCGGCTTACTTTTTGCTAACTTATTACCTCTAGCTACCACAGATCCGCCTTTTTGCAAAGAAGTAAATGTAGCTGATCCTTGTGCAGATGCATCTGACATTTTAGTACTTCTAGGTTCATTAATACTTACTTGTCTAGGAGATTTATTTAAATCTGTACTTGTTGCTGTTCTTCCTAATGCTTGGTTAAACAATCTTTTAAATAAAGGATTGTTTCTTATTAGTCTTGAAATCATAAACTACCTTAATACATCTTAGTAACTTTTTTTCTATCCTTCATTACTTTGCCACAACCTTTGGCAATAAACCCACCACCTTTTAATTGTTTAAATGTAGGTTCTTCTTTAGAAGGTTGAACACTTTGTTTATCAGATTCTTTATCATTATAATAATTAGATATTAATTTTCCACCCACACCTAATTTTCCAGTTACATCTCTTGCTGTTTTAGATCTTTTTAAAAGTTTATTAGCTCCACCAATTAAGCTCATAGGATTTTTCGAAGCAAGTCCAATTAAGCTCATAGGATTTTTTGAAGCTTGCACAGCTAAACCCATAAATGCTTTTTTAGTTTTAATTTTTCCACCTCTCTGTCTATATTCAACTAACATAGAATCATCGGGAGACATAATTTCTGGTTCAAACATTGTTTTACCACTTGCTGTACCATAATAAGTTTCTGGTGTTATAGGTCGATCACCAGGTTGATTATAAAATCCTTTTTTAAATTCGTTACGACTTGTATAAGGATCTTCGTTTGATTTCTTTTTCTTTTTATCAACCATTAAAATATTCCCTTGAACTTTGTACCTCTAATCGCTGCACCTTGTCCACGGACCATACCGCCTTTTTTCTTTCCTACTGCACCTTGTGCTGCACCTTGTGCTGCGGCTTCTGCTGCTGCATTTTCTTTTTCTTGCATAAGCATTCTAGAAAGTTCTTCCATTTGTGGGCTGGGCATTCTCTCTCTTTTAGGTTCTTCCATTTCTTCTCCTATGGAAGGCATTGGTTCAGCTCTATATTTTGGTTGAGCTTGATATTCTTCAAATCTTTTTCTATAGAAATCTCTTTGCTCTTGGTCTCTTCTATCACTTTCTTTATTAGACATTTCATCAACTACTGTTTTTTTATAAGTATCTAATTGCATTCTTTGTTGAGGAGATAAATTATCTTTAATAATTCTTCCTAATTGAGCTTTAATGATTTTCTTTTTTTTCATATATATCTCCTAATAATATTTATATTCTTTTGGTGGACGCTCCTCATCTATATAGTCCATATATGTACTGATAAAGCTACCTTGTCGGTATCTTAACACGGCCTGAGTAGTACTGTCCACATAATCGTCATATTGTCCATGGGGAAATGCAGCACACTCCTCAATAACATCCATAGCAAACTTTTCACCTTCTGGGTAATAAACATTGCCTGCTTCAAATAATGGGGCACATGAGTTAATTCTAGTAAACTTATCATTTCCTTTGTTAGGGCTAAAATCTACAGCAGGTATACCCGCTCTTCTAAACTCTTGTAGTAATGGCTGACCAGATGCCTTAGCCTCAATAAGTACTGTTTCAGGTTGCCAGTATTTATATTGTTCAAATGCTATGTTCTTAAGTTCTGGGAAATCAAACTTACCCTTAATAGCATCTAGTAATATCATTGCATATGGTTGATCTTCCTTAGGTTGAAATATACCCCAAGTAGTAATAGCAGAGTAATCGGCAGTTTCCTTTTTACTAAACGCCGTATCATAACTTTGTATTACGTGATGTAGATTTGGTATATCTTCAAACTTCCATGGCTTCCACCATTCTCGTTTTATAATTGCACCTTCTTCAGATGTAGGATTCTGCATGTATTGAGCAGACCAGTTCCTAATACTTAACGAAGCTTTTACTTTTTCTAATTCTTCTAGGTTCCAATACTCTGGCCAAACTGGGGCCCCTGAATCTAAAATTGCTGGAAATGAAATTAATTTCCATTTGTCTGCTTTAGGTTCAGACTGAGCCTTGATTAATCTACCAGTAAGGTCATCTTCAGCCCACCTAGTCATAACTAATAATATGGAACCACCTGGCTGTAATCGCTGTCTGGGTCCTGATAAATACCACTCGTATGATCTTTCCATAGCAGTGTTGGATAATGAATCTTGTTCAGTATGGGGGTCGTCAATAATTAATAAATCCGCACCACGGCCCGTGATGGAACCACCAACACCCGCAGCATAATACTCACCACCGTGATTTGTTTCCCAACGTCCTTTTGCTTTAGAATCTTCTCTGAGCCTCACGTCACCAAATATTTGTTTGTACTGTGGTGAATCAATTAAGTTACGAACCTTACTACCAAATCTTCCAGATAACTCAGCATTGTGAGATACCTGCATTAATTTCATTTTAGGATACTTACCAATAATCCAAGCAGGAAAGTAAATAGATGCGAACTCAGATTTAGTATGCCTAGGTGGCATGTTAATGATGAGTCTCCCTTTCTTCTCACTTGCTATCTTAGTGAACTCATTAGCAATTATCTGATGGTGACCCCAACGGGTCCTGTCAGTTTCTTTACGAAAGATGAAGTCAGGCCACATCTCTTTAACAAAATATAAAAAATTATCCTGGCAAAGCTTAATGTGTTGGATCCATGCACGCTCAACTTTCTCTCTTAATTGATCTGTAGTTAACAGGT